TCCGAGGCTCGAGCCGTTCGAGAAAAGACTGCACGACTGAAAGCCCTTCGGTTGGCCAAAGAGGCGACCGACTTGGCGACACAAGCTGATACGAAGCCCGTCACTTCAAAAACGACGCCCTCAATCTAGTCGGTGGAACACGGCAGCAGCGCAATCTGCTGATCATTCCCAATCCACCGCAGACCGACATCAACGCCGATGCCGGCGTGATCCAGGCGCGCCGCATTCACGATCGGCTCTATCAGGAGGAGCAGGCCACGCTGCCGCCGCGCCGCCGAGAAGCTTGATGAACTCGCGGCGTTTCACTCGATCACCTCGTCGGCCTTGGCGCGTAACCGCGCGCTGCCCAATCGTCGACCTGGACCTCGCGCCAGGACAGAGCGCCATACCGGTCCTGGTCGCGGCTATGGTTCTGACCGCGCGCCGACTTCTGCGCTTTCTTGTTCTTGGCCGTAGCAACAGCGGCCTGCGGCTCCGTCGAGCTCGGAAGTACAATGCCCGCTTGTATGGCCGCGGTCTGAGCAAAATCGCTCACTCGGAGGGCGCGCAATGGCATCCGAGTGGGGCGCCAGCAAGCCCGTCGGCCCTGTGGACCGGAACCGCGCCTGCTTCCGTGCCTGACGGCACCAAAAGATTGGGGGTGAGCAATTTTATACAGACGCGAGTTGCCCCATTCCGCTAGGTCCCCCTGGCCAGCGTCGGGGTCAGGGGGCTGCAATGATCAGTATCCTGCATGATCTTCTAGTGTTTTCCTGCTTGGCCGCGTTCGTCACGGGGATCGTGCTCGCGGCAGCGAGCCTGCTCATCTGAAGGGGGGAGCGGAGCGAGTGCGATGGACGTTTTATTCCCTTATGCCCTCTGGACGCTGGTCTCTCTGATCCTGATCGGCTCGGGCATCGCTCTATTGGTCTGGTGATGTCCACCCGCCGGAAGCGAGCGCGTCCATGGCTGACCTCCACAGTCATTAGCTGAATTGATCGAGCGCATGGATCGCATACACGATGATGTCCGCGATCTCATCGCGGAAAGCCGGCGGCTCAGAGCAGCCAACAGGCGGTTGCTGGCGCAAATCCAGAGCGAGCACGGCCACGAACAATAATAGACCGCCTCAGGCGGCGGCATCCGAGTGAGGAACACAAAGGTCCGCCGTGATGGTCGGCTCCGAACGATTTGGGACGTTCATCCTCGTCGGCCTAATCTCTGTGTTCATTTTGCTAACCATCGGTTTGGGAATAAACTGGCCAGCAGGGTATGAGGCGCAGCGATCTCTAATTCTTATGATTCTAGGCGGGCTTCTCCTCTGCGCCTCCCTTATATGGATTCGGCATTCCCCAGGGCCCCAGAGGTGAGAAGCGTCCTGCCGACGTGAGCGGCGCGGCCGTCATGATCGCCAAGATCCGCCATAGGCGGTACTGGCCCGTTTTGCTTTCAGTAGCACTGTTAGGTGTAGCGGAATCTATTTTTGCACATATGTGTTGTAACGGTGGGCCGACTAGAGAGAGTCCCCGTGCGACCCAATTCAAAAGTAATTCTACCCTACGAGCCGGGATACACCGGTCACTGGGAAATGGAGAAACGGCGCAAAGAAACTCGCGAATGGCTGCGTGAACGAGAGCAGCAGGTGATGAGAGATCGGATTAACGCGCCATCAATCGTGCCCCAATCCGAGGCCATTGTGGTGACAGGGCCGGAAAAGAACCACACTCGTTAGGCGGCCTCGTTCCTAGAGGCAGCGGGCGGCTTCTCGGGAAGCGGTACTGTCCTAATTCCGAACCATCTGTCCTAATCTGGAGATCGCAGTGTTTCTAATTTGCTAGTCTCAAACGAATCCCTGCCGCGCATATTCAATCCGCCGGTAAAACCCGCTCACCGACCGTCCGTCGAGCGTCATCGCGAGATAGCGGAACGAGTCGGCCGCGTGCGAGGTCCAGTCGTGCACCGGATGCGGGCGTAGCGCTTGCAGCTTGTCGTCGTACTCGGCGCGGTAGAGCTTGAGCGCGTCGATGCCGCGCGCGCATTTGGCCTGATCGAACCAGCAGCGCGGCAGCAGCATGCGCACCGCGTTGATGCCGTCCTCGATCCGGTGCAGCGGCGCGAGCGTGATGTGCTCGAGCCCGAGGTTTGCCAGCACCTCGAGCCGGCTCTTGCCGGTGCCGAGTTCCTTCGCCTGCGCGTCGTGCGGCACGATGTGGCCGGCGTAGACATAAGGCCGTGAACCGATTTCCCGCACGTAGTGGCCGAGATCGACGCCGGAGGCTTCGTAGAAGTCGATGATCCTGATCTCGCGGCCGACCATCTGCGCGAACCAGATCGCGGTGGCGTCGCGGATGCCGAGATCCCAGGAGGTCCACACCAGCGCTGCGGGATCGTAGGGCACGGGGGCGATGCGCCGCTCCGCCTCCGCGCGCATCATCGGCTTGCCGTAATACGAGCCGACCACCGCGGCGTCGAACGAGCATTCGAATTCCTGCGCGTACTGCTCCTCGGTGAGATCGCGCCGCGCCGAAGCGAGTTCGCTTTCGGGAATGAGCCCGGTCTCGCTCGCCTTGAGCATCAGCGAGAACCAGCCCGGCTCCGATTGCGCGCGCCGCCACAGCTCGAAGAAGGCATTGCGGCCCTTGGGCGTGCCGATGAACACCGCCCAGCCTTGCCGGTCGGCGAGCGCCGGGCGGATGATCTGCGGCCACACCCGCGGGTCCATGTCGGCGTATTCGTCGAGCACCACGCCGTCGAGATAGATGCCGCGCATGGCGTCCGGGTTGTCGGCACCGTAGAGCCGCACCTGCCCGCCGTTGTCGGCGTAGTCGATGCGCAATTCGCTCTCGTGCGCGCTGGCGCCGGCGGTGCGGGCGGGCTCGATCGCCGCGCGCAGATAGTCCCACGCCACGGCCTTCGACTGGCGCAGGAACGGCGCGAGATAGGCGTAGCGCGGCCGCACCTTCTGCAATCGTGTCGCGCCGCGGTGCAGGTCGTGGATGCAGGCGAGCGTCTTGCCGGCGCGGCGGTGCGTCACGATGCAGGCGAAGCGCTGGGAGCGGCGATGGAAGGCGACGAACTGCCGGCGCGGCCGGTAGTCGAGCGGGACGCGGACTATTCGGGATCTTTCCATTCGAACACCACCTTGCCCGGCGGCTCGTCCGCCGCGCTGCCCGCGACCGACTTGCCGTCCATGCGGTCGAAGATTTCCTTGATGGCGCCGAGATCGCCGTCGAGCGCCTTGGCCGCGAGCTTGCGCGCGATCAGCTGCAGCATGGCGGCCTTGGCCCCCTCGCCGTCGTCGCTCTCGCGGCGAAGCTCGGCCGCGAGCGCCTCCCACATCGGCCGCGCGGGCTTGCCGCCGTCGGTCGGAACGTCGTCGATGCTCATGTCACCTCCTTTGGGTTGAACGTGGATTGAGATGCCGGACGATCGTGTCCCGGGCGTAGCGCAGCACGAAGTGGTGCGCTGCAGACCCGGGACCGTTACGATCCGTGGCGGTCCCGGATCAGCGGTGCACCGCTCCGCAAGCGCTCCGCGCTGCACCGCATCCGGGACACGTCGACAGACGGATATGCGAGCTTCCGTCAGGACCGCTCTCCGCGTTCCTCCCGGTGGCAGCGCCGCGCGCGCCAACAGCGCGTGCCGCGCCGCCGAGCCGGAACCGTGTCGATCGAACGCGCCGCGCCCGAGATACGCCAGCGCCGCGATCAGCGCCGTCTGATCCTCGGCGTAACAGCCCAGTCCGAAATTGCACTGGCGGCAGAGCAAGCCGCGCACTTTCCCCGTCGCATGGCAATGGTCGACGCACAGCGTCTTCTCCGGCGGCTTGCCGCAGATCGCGCACATCCCGCCCTGTCGCGCCAGCAGCGCGTCGTAATCCTCGCGTGACAGGCCGTACCGGCGTTTGAGGTATCTGCTCTGGCGGCGCACGCTGATCGCGTGCTTGTGTGCCCGGTTGTAGGCGCGCTGGCGCGCGGTTACGCGGGCGCGATAGTCCGCGTCGCGCGCGTATCGTTCCTTCCGGTCCACGCTTTGTCCGATCCCAGCCCATCGAAGCGCCGGCGACCACCGCCTCGCCGCCCGCCAACGACATGCCGCCGCCGCGCAGGCAGCGCCTGGCGCCGGTGTCGGATCGATCGAAGAGCGAGAGCGGAATTGTTGTCGTCCCCGCTAAAGCGGGGACCCATATTCCAGAGCCGGTGATTATGGGTCCCCGCTTTCGCGGGGACGACAGTTATTGTGTTGTCCGAGCTAATCAGTCGGATTCCATATGAGCGCGGCGGCCGGGCCGCAGCCCGACTGCCGACTACGCGCAATTTCGGTGAATACGCTCTTTTCGAAGATTCTCGTTACGTAGTCAACTACCAAAATGCTGGCCAACGGGCTCGCGGCAACCCGGTTAACCACATGATTATGCGAACGAATTTTTCTCGACGGAGCAGCTGCGTAGCGTGGGCAACGGCGGCTTCGCCGTTGCCCACGCGAGCGTCCGCAGCCGCGCCCGTAGCACGCGAAAAACTGCCCGCGCTCGAGCCCCATGATGTCGTCGGCAGACGGCTTGCGGACGTTCCCCGGAATGTGGGCGAGCGCGCGCTTGATCTCATTCGCCTCGCGCTGCACGCCGAGGATCCACACGCCGACCGAACGCAGGATGTTTTTGTGAACGCCGGCGATGTCCTGACTGTCGAGCCAGACGAAATTCTTGGCGGCGCCGCCCTTGCGGATCAGCTGCTCACAAGCGAGCAGGACCGGCGAGCCGCGATTCTGCGGAATGAACTCCCAGGCCTCCGGGATGATGACCAGCGTGCCGCGCGCGCTCTCATAGACCCATTCGAGCACCGAGCGGATGACCAGCGCCTGCAGCTGGGTGGTGTACTCCGCCAGATCCATGATGTTGAGCCCGGGCCCGGGCGCGATCACCGATCCCAGTGGCAGCCGCTCGATCTGCGGAATGACGATGTCGAGATAATGATCCAGCGTCATGTAAACATCGGCTGACAGGCCTTGGCCTTGTCCATTTCGCGACGGACATTCCGCTGCACGTCGGCGAGCGTGCGCGCGCCCTTGCAGGCACGCATGATCCAGCTGCGCTCGAACTTGAGCCGCTCGCGCAACGTCGCCTCGAGCACGGCGGAGACAAACTGCCAGTCCGCGCGCTCGCGGAAGTAGGGTGGCAGCGTGCGGCCCTCGGTGAAGCTCGCCTCCGCGCGCTTGGTGACGAAGGCGATCGCGGCGAGCCCGGAGCGCGCGACCAGCGCCTCGAGCGTCGTGGTCTTGACGCAGCCGGCCGCCTGGACAGCGCCGGCCGGCTGCGTGCATCAATGGGCGCGTGTCGCTCACGGACGAACGCGGATGACCGTCTTCCCCGCGCGTCGCTCGGTCGCGTTGAAGGTGGCGACGGCATCGTCGAGGGCCGAGACGTTGCCGATGTTCGTCCGCAGTCGTCCGTCCCGCACCCGCTGGACGATCTCACTCAGTTGGGCACGATCGGACTCGACAACGAAGTCGACCGCCAGGCCGTCGGCGGGCCGCGCCTCGGTCGGCCCGACGATGGACACCAGTGTTCCTCCGGCTCGAATCAGGCCTGCGGACCGCTTCTGGATGTCGCCGCCGATGACATCGAACACCAGATCGACGCCGCCGACGTCTTCCAGCGCGTCGTTGTCGAGGTCGACGAACTCCTGCGCGCCGAAGTCGAGCGCCTTCTGACGGTCGGCAGCGCGTCCGGTGCCGATGACGTAGCCGCCGGCCTCACGTGCGAGCTGCGTCACCATCGACCCGACTGCGCCGGCCGCGCCGTGCGCGAGGACGCTCTTCCCCGCCTGAAGACGGCCGTGCTGGAACAGTCCCTGCCACGCGGTGAGGCCCGAGATTGGCAGGCTCGCGCCCACCGTGAAGTCGACGTCGCCCGGCAGCGGCGCGAGGTTGCGTGCCTCGATGGCTACATACTCCGCCAGGGTGCCGTCGCGATGCCAGTCGGCGAGGCCGAACACTCGCTGTCCTACCGACAGTCCCGTCGTGCCGTAGCCGAGAGCGGTGACCACTCCGGCCAGCTCGTGGCCGGGGATCGACGGTGTTCGGTCACGGTCGCGGCGATCGGTCCAGGTCGAGGGCCACGCCAGCTCAGTCGGGACGAATCCCGACGCATGAATCTGAACGATGACGTCGTTTATCGCTGCCGGCGGCTCGGGCCGCTC